AATTGGCGCGGAGCGTACACTAATAAAAAGTCGTAGAGATGTTAAGTTTCAATCTGCGGATTTTTCAGAATTTTCCGAAACTGGTTCCGGAGACGGCAGTTCCATCACGTTTGTCATGGAATCCAGAACAAAAGTATTGTGAGCCGTTTCTTCCGCTGGTGGACCGGCTTCCGGTGCTGGCATCGAAGGGAGTGCTGCCGCTCTTTCTGTTGGTGGGGTTGCCAGCGATTCGATAATCGCTGCAGTTAGCCGCCTCCAGTAGAATTGACGATGTTTCGATGGTACACGTTCCCCCATCATGACGATGCCGTCCCGGACAGCTTCGCGTTCTTCGTGCGTTAGCTGAGAGTAAATCTTGTCGCTGTAGTAGCGGGCAATCTGAGAAATCAAAACGGCTTCAGGCGATTTGGCGTGTTTTGTCATCATCAATGAAAGTTGAATGCGAACTTTCAAATTGGTATCAACCACAGTGAGCAACGGATCACTATACCCCTCTGGTGGGTATTTCATTTCGGGTATATCGGTGAGGTCGATCTTCATTTACTTCTCCAAGGAATGAAACTACGGAAATGGAACCACTATTCTGAAGTCGTAGAGATGCGGATTTTCATTTACGGAATTTACTGGATTTTCTTTCTGACGTCTCCAGCTTCCGAGGAACCCATATCGCACACTTTGCCGGGGAATAGGTCGCAAGGTCAGATGCTACGTAGATCGAGCGAGACTTGGAACCAGTGCGGCGGAATGTGTATGAGAGTTTGAAGATGCTTTCGTGAATCTCGGTGCGGTCGATACCGATCTCCGCCGTGATGAAAGCTCTCTTTGTCTTTGATTCGCTGAAAGACTTTTCTGACAGTTCTTCTGAGTACGCAGAAGCATTCGCTTGCGTAGCGGTAACCAGTGCCAGTTTGTACGACTGGGACAGTGTACGCAGATCGCCCCAGATTTCTGTAACAGCGAATCGATTGTCCTGATACTTACTCTTGCTCGCTCCGAGAATGTCCGCGTAGTCAACAACGACTACATGGATCTGGATACCGCGCATAGATAGAGAATCCAAAATGGATCTAATGGTTGAGACGGTAAGCATACCTCTGGGGAAGTTACGTGAGAAAAAACGATTTCTACACGCCTTTTTGAGTCGCTTCTTGATGCGATTGATTTCATCCTGAGTAAGTGCTTCCGCTGTCTCAACTTCCTCAACGTCGAAGATGACTTCGTTACCTTCCGACGTGAGGTCATTCCAGATCCACCTTGGCCCCTCTTTGTATGGCTTCCCCGCAGACCTCGCCGCGAACCTGAGAAACACCTGTTCATCCGTCATATCCCCCGCGTCAAGGTAGAGAACGTTTTTGTTGGACTTCAGAGCAGAAATAGTCGTTTCAAGTAACCACTGGGACTTCCCACGTTTTTCAGGAGCAAGGAACGCGGTGAATGTACTCGGTGCAAACGTGTCGTCGAAGAACTTGTCAACTACTTCATTATCGAAATGGAAGACGGGGGCTGAAATCTTTGAGATGTCCGTGCCTACGTTCGGATCGTCAAAGATCGAATCGTATTCAGGTTCCCTTGTCAGCGTTACCGGCATTGCTCCCGGTACAATGTCAACGATGTTATCCGCAGAAGAACTACCACCCATTCTGTCAGAAGCGATCAGCACCTGCTGCCGTCGTAGTACTTCCTCAGTGATATCAAATAGCTGGTCTCTGCGGAACGTAGTCCCTTCCCACGCTTCAGCCACAGACAGTCGCAGGTTATCAATAGCTTCGCAAAGATCCCCACCACCGGACTTCTCTTCGAACGGTTCGAGGTACTGCATACGAAGGATATCATCGCCGGGGGCTTTACCTGCTTTCACATAATGCTTCAGGCACCACTTGACTATTCGCTTTGGGGCATCAGCCAGAAACAGATCGTCTTCGTGCTGTGCGTGCCACACTGCGGCAGAGTGCAGAACCTGCGAATCATTTATCATCGCCCCCAGAACGATCAGATCGCGTTTTTGATTCTTGCTGGTTTCTTTGATTTTCATTATTGATAGTTCTCCTGATTACTGCATTTACGACTGCATCGGCAATGTAAGGGTTTTCCTGTCCTGCTCGCGTTGATCTGAGCATCGCTTGTAACTCTGCCACCATCGGCTGTGGGTTCTTGTACGAGATGTTGTGTACCGATCCACCCAGCGAACCATTCCATCCACTCCAGCTCACTTTCGATTTGAGATTCTTGATGAATGGAATAGTGTAACTTCTTTCGAACACGTCAATCAGTGCCGGAGTGACAACGTCGAAGAACACCTGAAACTTATTCTCTTTCTTCAGGTTCTCACGATACTGTTCTGCCGCTTCGATAATGTCACCGCAGAACTCCAGATACTCCCACGCTGCGTAGATCAGTTCTTCTTTCGAAGTTGTCAGACCCTGAACCTCTCGTCGTGCCTGACACATCAACTTTTCTGGCAGATGTGGATGAATCGTTCGGTATGACGGCAGATCCCATTGCTTTGTCTGGTTGTGAGCGTGTTTGTACATCCAGACAACATCATCCCACTTAGCCCGGAGTGCTCTCGCTGACTGTACCATCGCTTTCAATTTTGGGTCTGTCGAGTAGACATTGCAGAACCAGTCGAATACTGGTGGGAAGTTGTCTTCCGACTCGGATAAAAGTCTCAATACTCTCGACCATTCCGTCAGAGACGTTTTCCGCGAGAGTCCAATTCCAGCCTTGATGAGACACGAATGTAACTGTGTTGCCAGAGTCTCCGATTCCTTTGTCGAAACGGGTCGTGTCGATTTGTTGTGGTGGAACAGTTTGTCCATCGCTTTGCTCCTGTGTTATTTCAATAACTTCCTGAGAGATTTAAGTTCGCTGGTATCAGCACTGTCGGGATCTTTTGCTTCCAGTTCAATAGTGAATGTCTTTCCGGGCAGCAGAGATAATTCTTCTGCCAGTCGTTGCATATACCGTTCCGCACCGTGGTCGTAACAGATGTACCGTTTTGGATACTTCGCTAACTGTTTGATCTGGGCTTTGCTGACTCGCGTTCCGAGTGTACCTAATGCACCGGGACCGATAGCCCACACGTCAAACAATCCTTCCACGACGACCACACTGTTCCGGGCATAGTCGTGACCGTAGAGCAACTTCTTATGATCGATCATCTCTTCTGATTTGCTGGCTGTCAGATAGCGAACAATATCTTCTGACTTTGCAATAGAGCGAGTGGTCCAGCTTACGACACGGTCGTTGTATTCAAACGGTATGAATATCCGCCACTGCAAACGACCACCTTCCAGACCGATTCCCTGTATGTGCCAGAGTTCCTGTAAGCGAAGCCATGAGTACCCCCGATCTCTCAGGTACTGCTTATGACAATCCTGCAACGGACCAATCCCATCCGGCAGTTTAAGAACTCCTGAGGCTTCGATTCCCTGTTGTAGATTCTTCTGTCTGGGTAGTTCGGCCACTATCTCACGGACTACAGCGAGACTGGCCCCTGTTAACGCCTGCAGCGTGCTTTCCAGATGTTTTCCACCACAACGCCAGCAGGAAAACCTACCGATCGCAACGTTGTATCCAAGGTGAAACTTATTACTGCCGGGACCGCAGTTGTAACAGTCAGTTTGTATCCAGCCGCGACTGGTGTGTGCTCCGTGGGTTCGATATGGGATTCTGTACTTTTCGCAGATTTGGATGAAGTCCATAATTCTCATTACACGGTGGAATTGAAATTGAGAACCGGGGGCTGTTTAATTCCGCCCGAACATTAGACAGTCGTAGCGATGCTAACTTTCATCGGAATAATGTTTTTTGTGACTGGGCAAGTTGTTCCAGCAGTTCGATAGATTCGCCTTCTCCACCGTCCAGAATCTGATTCAGGTTACCAGACTTCTCTTCGACCACTGACACAATCCGTTCTTCTACCGTACCCTGTGCCACAAGGTAATAGATGAAGCAGTGGTTGTCCTGCGAGATACGATGGATACGTGCTTCGCCCTGTGCGTGTCTCGCTGGAACCCAGTCAATTTCAAAGAACGCTAGATGACTGGCTGCAGTCAGGGTAAGTCCTTCGCCTGCCGCTTCGATGTTCCCGATGAACAAACGGCAGTTCGGATCGTTCTGGAATTTGTCAACTGCCAGTTTCCGCTTTTTCATGCTGGTGACTGTTCCGTCAACTCTCACATGCACCTTTGCGTACCTCTTACAAAGTTGCTCAATTGGTTCAGTGTGACATCCTAACAATACGAGTTTCTCGTCCGACTCGTGTAAGAAATCATCTATCCAATCTATCACATACTTCATCTTGTTCTTGATGATCAATCGCCTCAAATATCCAGTCTTCGAAAGAGACTGAGACTTCTTGGCTTTTAGCATCGCCCCCTTCCCATAGGTCTGTCCGACCCATGAAAGGAATTGCTTCTCTGCTTTCTTGTACTCGGCTTTATGTTCGTAAGGGAGTGGGATGATCTGTCTTGTGTATTCCGGCAGGTCTTTCAACACGTCTTTCTTCAGACGACGGAACATACACAGACGAGTCAGGTTACGGTGAAGTGTGTCAAGGTTCTGTGCTCCCCTGAATTCCAGCTTGCCGCGTATCACTTCAGCCTTACAGTACTTCGTACCGAACTTGACATACGAAGCATATCGGTCTGGTCTGAGCATATTGAGAACCGGCCACAGTTCGATGGGACGGTTGCGTAGTGGAGTACCGGACATAGGCAGGAAGTGATCACAATTCCACCGAAGCTGGTGTGTGAATTTATACTGGTCCGTTCTGCGGTTCGCTACTCCTTGGCACTCGTCAAGGATCAGGACTGCCGGTTCGATGTCACACAGTACATCGACCCACGCACCCAGAATAGCGAAGTTCAGAATGATGATCTCTGCTTTCTTTACCGCTCTCCGTCCGGCTTTGTTTACTTTACGACCTTCGAGTACCAGAGCATGTTTGCCAAAGTGATGGCGTGCCTCATACTCCCAGTTGTACTTCAACGATGCTTTGCATACGATGACGCACGGGAACTTGCCTTTCTGTACGGACCACAGAAGAGACAGAAACGATTTGCCGAGACCCATCTCATCACCAATTAAAACGGTTCCACGAAACTTTTCAATCAGGTGGAACCCTTCGACTTGATGTGGGAGTGGTTTAGTCAGAGACTTCCACTTCATACGTATGATACCTTTGCTCGTTGTAGTGACTCAACTCGGAATGTGAGAATCGGTTCACCACTGGGAGTATTAAATATGCGATAACCGTCGTCTACTTTCGTCATGGGTTGTGTGTACTCAAAGTTGTTGAGAATGCAACGATCAAGTACAATCGTCTTCAGCACCTTCTCTTCTTTGATTATACCCAAAGCGAGCATCCACCATTTGTCGCTTTCTTCATACTCGACAAACTTCTCTTTTGGCGGTTCTCCTGCGATAGTGTCTTCCATGTTAATGATGATCTGGCAAAAATCTGTTGTCATCGGAGTGCCTCTCGTATTTCGTTACAGATATCGTGCAACTGTTCAGACGACCAGTTAAAGTGCTCCCGCACTACCTTTAATACGCTTCTGGCTTTCGGCGTTCCGTCCAGAGCATACTTTACCCCGTCCGGCGGTTCCAAAGCCACCAGAACCGCGCCTGCGGCTTCCTGGGATAGCTCAGAAAGAAAGTCCGGGAATGAAAATCGGGCACGGTCTTGCATATCGAACTTGTCGGAAATACGTCGCATGGGGTGTTTGGCTTTTCGATTGACTTCGATGCGACGGGCAGCGTAGGTATCATCCCATACGACTTTGTACAGATATGCCTTGAACGCTTTACCGGCAGCAGGTCGATAGAAGCGACAGGCTTTGTCATACAGTAACCAGAGCGACGCTTTCATTTCTTCGAGATCACCGCCGATCTGGTTATGGACAGAATACAAAGCCTTCATCATATAAGGAATGTGCTTCTGGTACTCTTCAAGCGACAATGCTGGTGCAGAATTGGACAAGTGCGAACTCCTTTTGCTGGGTGAAGTGTCAGATGTTTGCGGGCGTACAGTCTAGCAAATTTCAACGCAGAACGCAACTAGGCAGTGGCTGGTGCCGCTTCGCTTTCGAGCGGGTATTCAGACCGTACTTCGACACGATTCACAACCGTTTGCTTCTGCCCCCGGTATTCTCCGTGTTCCTTGACCGTTACCCGGACAACGTACTCTCTGTTGTACTCCAGCCAGCGAGACGTGCCCGATGCAAACCAGACCAGCAGGTTACCAGAGACGTCTACCATACGGTGAAGACATTTGGAATCGCGGAACGTATTATATGGGTGAGTTCCTGTCACCTTGACTCTCAGGTCAAAGCGACTACCAACAAGGCCAATATGATCAGATACAGTTTTCCCAGTCGATTCTTCCATACACTTCTGGTATGAAACAACCGCACTCGCCGCGTACCCGATGGTCTTCCATGTGACGTATTCATTGTGGGCAATCACTTTCAGGTTGCTGTAGTAGTTGTTGCCGTCGGCATCGAGCGACTTCATCCAGTCGATAACCTTCGCTGCAAACGTTACGTCGTATTCTTCAGTTTCGATTGTCTCGATCTGCATACCGCGAGGGGGATGAAACTGATCGAAAGCGACAATACTGGTGGGCAGTTTGCATTCGTCTTCTGCCCTCGCTTTGTTGACGTATCCGGTACTGCGGACAATGGAAACTACGACTGCCATGTACTTCTGAAGATCGGCACACGCCAATTCTCTCGGCAGACGAAATGATTCATCATCGTCAACAGTAAGTTCACTTTCCAGATGGAGCATACACGACGCCCACTCTGCCAGTGCCATAGGCGAAGTATGTCCGAGAAAGTCTTTCAGGCACGCACGACCGACGACCTTGTATTCTTTGGTAACGATGTTGTGGACCACGAAGGTCTCATTCCGTTTGCGTCTGGTGTGACAGTGATCACACTCGCCGGTACGCTCCACGAATCCTGTGCAGTCGTGTTGTGTATCTCCGGGCACGGTCTGGATGATGTTCCCGTGTTCTGTTGGGGAGAGTACCGCGACAAACTGCCAGTCCTTGTACTTCGGAGAATCCCCATAGATAGAGACTTCCACGCGGGGGCACAGATTTCCGTTCCATGACTTCTCCTGAGTCTCGGACCAGTAAGTCGTACCAGACGGGTTGCGGCACTCGTAAAGCGGTGGTGCCGGATTGGTGGAGATAGACATCGGAGCGACTCCGAGTTTATTCGCCCGTGCGTTCAGTTTGAAGATGATTGCTTTCAGCCAGTCCAGCTTGTGCTCTGGGATAAAACGAACTACCTGCATTGTTATAACTCCTGTGAAGTGTCAGAAAAAAGAAACCAGTCAGATCAGAACCCTGACAGCATTAGATCCCACACCGTCTGAGAGAAGTGGTTGGCGGGACGGTCAGAATAAACGAGCAACATAATATCTGTCATATCCCCATCAGGAGTCGTATAGCACGTACTGGTTGGGGTATCCTGAATTGAGAGTGGATAGTTCGCGTAGGCGGCTCGCTGTTCTTGCTTCATATGTTTCCGAGTCATCGCCAGTGCCTGCTGGAGTACGATGATCAGGATCACAGGCGACATCTTGTACGCCTGAATGTAGTAGCCTTCGTTGCTATCATACATTTCGCTTTCGAAACACTTACGTCCGGTGAGTTTGACGATTGGACAATCACCGCACGGTACTTCCTGCTCGAAGTGGGTGTACACACGGCAGAGCGAACAACTCTGACTTCCGAAGATGAACAAGTCTCCCTTTGGCTGTTCGACGATGTCCGTCCTGCAGAACTTGTCAACAGCCAAACCGTGACGTTCAAGATTCTGGGGCAGGCGACCTTCCCACTTCCGGATGCTGTGCTCCAGCAGATGTACGTCAGAGACGCTGTCAGCAGCGACGTCAGCGGCATCAACCGGATAGAATTCTGATTTCCAACTTGTCAGCGACATGTTCAAACTCCTGTGCAGGTTTCTGGAAAAGTACCCGCCAGGATTCTACCAAACATTTCCGGAATTGTAAACAGTACTTTCCGGAAAATGTTTTCAGAACGGACATTCTTCCGGGGTGATCGGAAGTTCTACATTTATGGGAATATGTGCAACCACACCGTTAGGGAGAGTGACGCTCTTCCTGTTCGGATTGTGACGGTCTGGGTGAGGGTTATCCAGAGTCGCTGAGTGGATGTCGCTCTGTTCAAGCATCTCGCTCTGGACCGGCATTTCTTTTTTGCGATGTTTCTTATTTGCCTGTGTTTTCTGGGAGTGTCTGCGTTTACGAGACTCCAGCTTCCTGCGGCGTTTGATCTCCTTAGCCGCCAGTAAAGCCCACCGTTTGAAGCCCTCGTCCTCAGTTAACTTCTTGACCATCCATTCAAGATAGTCGACTGGAATGTGTTCGAACTTTTCGCCTTTATGTTTTCCAAAGGTGATACGGATGTGCATATCCATCGTTACACCTTTTGGCATCGTTTGACTTTCCATAAAATGTGGTTTTCCTGAAATCTTCTAAATCACGTCATAAAAAAAGGAAAGCTCCTTAAAGCTCTCCTACGCACGCGATATAAGATATAGATAAAGATCAATTTGAACTTAGAAATCACAGCCGCCCCCTTACCCCCGTGACGTGTATGATCACATCATCGAGTGTATTGGACTGTGAGTTCTAAGTTCCGGAATCGTCTTTACTTTTACCGAAAAAGCAAGTCGCCGAATCCTTGATCTTTTAAGATCAACCGTCACCTAGGTTCCCGACAGTGTGACATTTATTTTTAACGTGACTGCCACATATCTCCACCCGCCACGTTTTAGTCGCCTGGCCCCTTAACTCCTGCGACGTCAATCCCGAAGGATGCGTGCATTATAAACGCAGCAAAAAGCGTTTACAAGACCTGTGCGCGGCTCCTCTGTGGGTAGCTCAAGTCATAAAAAAAGCGGGAACCCCCAGGAGTTAGCAAAGGGTTCCCGCTCACCGTAGCGGACACTGTTCAGCAATCGTCTGACTTCAACTACCGAACAGCGAGGCAATCCGCCGGGCTGTACATCGCACAGTATAACGAACTGTCAAGTTTTGTCAACGGACTTTTTCTTCGGAGACAGGATGCTGAAGTAATACTGGATTTCTTTCTTCTCCCCAGTCGTCCGCATTTTGATCAGACCATCCTTTGCCATCCGTTTCAAGTGACTGAGAACGTTCGATCTGATCAGAGATTTATTCTCTGTCACAATCATATCAACAGTGACATCTTTCTTGTACTCCAGCAGGATGAGGTTGACCGCAGCGGCAGCGGAACCTACCTTCACTCCGAACTGATCCTTTCCGGCGGGTTTGGGTTTATCATCGGAAACCACAGCGGAACGCTTTACGGTGGCTTCTGGCGTGCCCGGCTCCGTTGTTTTAGCTGGTTTATTGGCTGGATTATCGGGTTTAGATTCCGGCAATGGAGCCGGGGTATCTGGTGGGTGTGGACTCACCCAGTAATGCACCGGGGTTTGTGGAGACCACAGCGTCTGCTGTCCCCCGATTATTTGAACGGAAACTGATCCTGATCCGACTGTCAATACCTTGGCGACTGTCTTCGTACCATTTACACAAATCAGATCGCCATAAACGCAATTGCCTAAACGCATTTAACTTCTCCCAGAAGTTACTTAGGATGAGTGTACTTTTCCTTACAGACGTGACAAACCGTTTTGAATCCGCCTTTCTCCTGAGGCACTCGCCAGAAGTTGCTTGTGCCCTCAGATTCACAGTCGCAACAGACGATTGTGTAGTTCTCGCTAGAACTGACTTCTTTGTTGTCTTCTCTTGAAAGTTCCTTTCTGCGAATGATGATGTCTTTGGGGGCTGTGATCATCATAAAGCAGGCGTTGCCAGTCGCCCGATCCACAGTGATTTCTACATCACCCTGTTCGGTGTGCATTACGATGCTTTGTCCGAACTTACGACGCAAGCGAAGCATTATCTTTTCCTTCCTGAGAAAACACTTGCAACGACCATGATTGCCGCAATCGGCCACAGAACCCATCCGGATACTGTGACTATTGTGTCGAGTACCTTCATCCACTTTGGGATGGTTGGGGGATCGGGTTTCGGTGGCGGCTGGACGACCGTCTTTGGTGTATGACCATTGACTGATACCAGCCGCCACTTTCGCTTTGGTTTCATAACCCCATACTTTCCAGAGTAGTGATGTGTTTTTCGATTTCTGGGATTTGGTCCTTCCAGTTGCCGGTCTTCAACCAGATCCCCAGCTTCGGAGCGACGTCCGTTTGTCCTTCCCATCCGATAGCGGTCATAAAGTCGTCAAAGCGGTCGGCTACACCAAAATACTTGAACAGTTGCTCCGGACATCCCATCCGGTAACAATCCATTGCCGCTTCAAATGTGTCGAGATCCTCTCCGTCTACATTCAAAGCACACGCTCGCTTGTATGAGTTTCCGATGTTATCTGGAGTAAAGGTGAAATTGAACAACTGCATCAGAGTACAGGTCGCGGCACACCCGTAGCACGTTTTGGGTTTTTCATAATCAACTTTGTATACTGGTTCGTATACAGTCGGATGCAAGGAGACTCCAAACGTACTCATATCAATTTCGAAATCTCCGAACTCATGAGCATCTGCTCGCTGAAGTCCCGTGAGCATCGCCGCAATAGCAACAGATGGTTTGCCAACGATCTCACGAATGGTTTTTGTTACTGGTGCTGATTCTGACATGTGAACTACTCCATAGGAATGAAACGAATTTGAAACCAAACAAAACAACAACGACTAGATACCGAGTTCCTCCATCATCTTGATAGCCTTTTCGATTGCTGGGATCTGCTGAGTCCAGTTGTGAGTTTGAAGGTAGATCCACTTGTCGACGTGATCTTCCAGCTCGTTGTACTTTTGCTGATTCAGTTCCAAGTCGTAAAACCGAAACAGTACAGAGAGGTATCCGGTGCGGAAGTTGTCAATCGCACTTTCGAATGAACTGACTTCATACCACAACATGTCCAACGCTGCAGCATGTTTGGCTCGGTCGTCGATTTCTTCTGGGACGAATGGACGCCCGAGCAGATGCTGGACTGTACAGGTCGCGGCACACCCGAAGCATGTTACTTGAAATGAGTCGTCGTCCTGTAGGGCAGACCCATACGTACTCATATCAATCTGAAACCCACGTTCGTGGTCAGCTTTCTGCAGTCCAGCCAGCATCGCCTTAATTGCATCGGACGGTTTGGGGAGAAGTTCTTTGATTGTTCTCATAACAATACTCCTGCGACAATTGAAATGAATTTGAAACTTAAAAGCAGGGGGCTGAATTGTTCCAGCCCCCGAATTGCAAGGCGAAACTACTTCGCCTTGATCTTCTTGTTCTTCTTTTTCTTCGGGGTCCAGTTTTCTTCGGGACTGGGAACACACCCGAGAGACATTGCTCGCGTTTTACCTTTCCGCGATCTTGTCTTGAGTGTGACTTTCGGATATCCGTAACCCCCACGTCCGAGGGTTAAAGTGAACTTGCAGATGTCCCCGGTTTCCTCGTCGGTGAGTGTCAGTTCCATGATACGAACTGCTTTCTCAGGAACTTCTGAAAGCCGGTGGAAGCGTGAGATGTTGTCAATCACTGTGCGTTACCTTTCTGTTAGTCTTTGTACTTCGCCTGAACCTCAGGCGATTCTAAATTGAAAGTGTTGACTTTCTTTGCGAACTCCTTGTGCAGGGCGTCTTCGATCAGCCGTTGCCCTTCCTCGTCTCCTTCGTAATTGCTCCACTGATTGACCAGTGGTTTGTACTTGATGATGATGTCAACAAAGTGAGCCAGTTCGGGGACCTGCTTGTTGCGAATGGAGAGATCTGTTGTCAGATGGTGAATACCATTTTTGAAGACTTGGATCTCGCCGTTCTTTTGCACTCTCCCTCTGTAACTGTCGCTGTGGGGAATGTCTAGTGCGAAGACCAGAAACCGAGACTTGTTAGTGACACTGTATCCAGTTTCCAATGAAATAGACATGATCCGTGAGATCCTTTCGTTGTTAGAGTCCGCCGCAGTTTTTGAGAATGTTCAGAGTTTCACGATCTTGCTCGCTGATGTATTCTTCACCTGCATCAGTTTCGAGTGCAGTCACTGCTCGCAGTACGATCCCTGCGAGGATAGAGATCCGGTTCTTTCGGGTACTTGGATCAGACGATGTCCGTGTCGGAATCGTTTCTACCTTTGTAATCGCCTTTGCATCCTGCAACGCAGACAGAGAGACTTCCAGTTTCAGTTCCGACGACGCCTTCTGACACAGATCGGGCATTGTGGAAATGATGGGTTGATTCTGGGATTCTAGCCACTTACAAAGACGATGGAACTGTGGTCGATCCAGAACATTACGAGTCTTTTTCATAACACGAACTCCTGTACAGGCGGAATTGCCTGATTCCATGCAGGCCGGTCTCCTGCATGGTGTCGGGCCGCTTCGTCTGACGCTTACCGTTTGAAGTAGGCGTTTACTCCGATGGTGATCGGGTTTCCGTCGTAATCAGCATTCACCTGCTGATTGCCGCGTGTTGTAGCGATTACCATGGTCTTCCCAGAAGCCGAAGGGGTTGGTTCCTGCAATGGCAGGGTAATTGTGAGGGTCTTTTTCTTCTTGTCAACAACGACTGTCATGTCCTTGCTCATTACTACGATCTCCAAACACTGGTGTTGATTTCATTTGGTAGGTGACTACGTTGCCACCCACACCGGGAGAAACCATCCCTTATACGATTTCAGTTGCGGTCTTTGCTCGTGCGACCATTTCAGAGCAGCGACGAAGGCTGTCGCTGTATGTGTCTGCCTGTTCCTGAGAGAACTGTGTCCATGCGAGACTGTACATCTTGTACAACCACAGGTTTGTGATTGGGTGTAATGCGACTTCGCTGCTGCTCTGGATCAGCGTCATGAGATTGGCTGTGTTCTTTGCAAACGACTGTGCAATGCCGGATATGTTACTGGCATCCTGCACAGCGATTGCATCTTCTGCGAGCAGACCGAATAGTCGCGTTCTGATGATGTCTCTGCCCACTGGATGGAAGAGACTCGTATTGAACCCCTGATCGAGCAGGTATTCACGCGACAGGGCACGACACCCATTCTGGAAGTCAACGACGTCTTCATCTGTAGCAAATGACCTGAACAGTGGATTGTCAGACTGATAACCGGGCATAATACGAACTCCTGTAAAGATTGAAAAACGAATCAGAACTTGTTGCCGGAACGCCATTCCTGAATGGAGATGCACTTTTCGCGGGCAACTACGATGTGATCGAGAACCGGAATCCCGATGATTTCCGCAGCAGATTCAAGACGCTCAGTGACGCTGATATCCTGATCTGATGGAGTAGGGTCTCCTGATGGGTGGTTGTGGACGACGATAATACAATTGGCCGAATCTTTGATAGCAGGCCGAAACACCTCACGTGGATGCACCAGACTGTTTCGCAGTGTACCCACAGTGATCTGGTGTTTGGCAATGAACTGGTTCTTCGTGTCGAGGGTGATCAACCAGAATTCTTCCTGCTGCCCATACAGGAGAAGTTCCTTGAAATGCTCGCGGCAGAACTCGATCGCTTTGGCTGGGCTGGTAACTCGAATACGATTGTACTCGATTTCCGGTTCGGCGATGGCGGACGCTATTTTTAATGCCGCCCGCACGCGAGACATCTGACGAGTGTTGAGACCCGCCTGTTTCATCTCTGTATCGGACATTGCACGCAATTGGCGAGCGTCAGTCGGCAGCGTGTGTTTGTCAGAACCGACGAGCTGATTCAGATTTTCCAGTAACATGGTCAGAAACTCCTGTAAGAGAACGGAACGAGAATGGGCAGTCAGGCCCAGGTCTTAGGGATACCGATCTTTGTGAGGTATCTGTTCAGTGCAGCGAAGTCGCCGGGGAAGTTATGAATCCAGTCCAGAACTTCCTGCTTGTGCTCACCCCCGTACATGTCGATGTAATCGAACACGGTTTCCCGATGTACGACTGGATAACGCTCGCCGCACTCCCGTGCTGCGCTGATTACATCGGAACCAATTGCATCGACCGTGTTTGAAAACGCGACATGCAGTTTGCGGCTTTCGATTTCCGGGATCGGCGGTTTCTTTGTGCGAGGTGCCATTTTGAACTCCTGTGGTTAATACGAATTTGTCAGACCCTGGTGGGTATGTACAGTCTAACGGCATTTCCCGAAATGTCAATGGACATTTTCAGGAATCTTTTCGATCTTTTCGATCTTGACATAGAGACCATCGTGAAGTGCTGTAGCCCCAGTGCAACGAAGTTGTATCTTGAATCGCTTGAATGTTGAATCGAGTGCTTTCTGGATGATCTCAAACGATTTGAGTTGTAGTTCTGGTTCAAGATTCACTTTGGCGTAGAACTCTTCACTATCAAACGCTTCTCCAATCCCGAGCGTCAACAACCCAGAGTAAGTGAGCATCTGTCTGGTTGTAAATTTGTCAGTAACTTGTGACATTTTCACAATACGAATTGGAACAGGCCAAAAAGGGATCAGATGTTGTGACTGTGGTGGGAATAAGTCTTTCCATTCCATGATTCGGCAGCTTTCTATTTTGAATGGTTTATGAGATGCCAGGGGGGTGAATATTTTCACCAGAAGTAAAGGAAGTAACGTCCGTTCTCGTCGCGTCCGTAATGTTTTACTTTGGACACAACACACAACTCTCCCAGCAGTGCGTTAAGTTTATGCACTGTTACATCTCGTTGTGCATTCTCGTAGATAAAACGATGTATGCGATTGAAATACAGTTTTCCAGTTTTGGTCATCGGGCCAAGACGATACTGCATTCCCTGTTTCAACTCATACAACGTCCAGTGTCCATGGAAGCCGGAGAGGTGCAGTTGGTTGTCTTTTCTGTTTAACGTTATGCAATCGAGATTCCGCATAGAAACACCCCATATAGATGCTGTCTCCGCCTTATGGTGGACAGACAGCGTAAAAGTTGAGACAATGTATGTACAGAGGACAGAACAGCCGGAGACAGGCGGAGAGTGTTCGTGCTCTCCGCCGTCCCTTCTCATCGTTTAAACCGGGGTATCAGACTGCGCCTGACTCATTTGCTCATAGGTGAGTGTTCTGGGAGAGGGGCACTCGGCTTTACCGGTCTTCACCCGACACAACCAGTCGTACGCTTGATTCCATGCGTCAGCTCTCTCAAACCGTCCCCACCCTACTTCTCCGTTTATGGAGAACTCCCGGAAATACGAGGGGTGCTGGCTCATGGTGAAGTAGATACGACAGTTGTTGTGGCGACCATCATTGAAGATGTGCTCGACCCACTGAAAGCCGAAGTCTGCGAACTCTTTCTGGACTGCGAAGATGAATGCAGCCTCTGCCCGCTGCTGTCTTGTTAATTGGACGAGTTTAACCGACATGATCAGAAACTCCTGAGGATAACGGAACGTAGGAAAGTACTAGGACTGCGCAGGAACCGTTCCTGCGCAGTCCGGAAGCGTATCAGAGCACAGGTTAAAAGGCTATTTGTTGCGGATTTTCATTTTCCACTTAACAGAAGACATCATACCGTTTGCCACCATGTGGGCGAGCGGATACTTCTTGAACCAGCGTGGCCCCTCACATGACACCTTGCAGGTTTTCCGGAAACCCATCGGCGGGTATACGTGAAGTTTGAGACTGATCCCGGTTTCATGATGTTCCGCACGAATGCGAATGTGCTGATCGGTACTGGATTCCCAGTCGAGGTAAAGCGAGTAGCCCGGTGTATCCATGTGGCTGATAAGCGATTGTGCTGTGTGCATCCGGCAATCATTGGCCGAATTTACGAGAAATGGATGGAACAAGTTGTCGAGCAGTTTGGAGAGAACAGTACGCATGGTCAGAAACTCCTAAGCGAAAGTAAAAGGGTGGGTGTGTTTGATGGTACACACCCGGAAACCATAAAGCGAAATATCAGAATGCGGTTTCGGTAGTTTCGAGTTCAAACTGCCACCACAGCTCGTCTGCCTCTTCACGGCAAGCGACAGCCTTCAGGTCCAGATGCCAGGTCTTGAACCATTCGTTAGCCCACTTCAGCCGGTATTCTTCTGTATTATCTTCAATGCGGTCAGACATGCTGTCGAGGAAACGAACGGCGGCTTCCTCTTCCACTGCGGTCTGGTATACAGGATCATACAGTGCACCCATTTGGAAGAATCCAATGAGACATTCGGAGACAGCATGGTCTGGAATCCAGTGTTCATTGGTAAGAAGACGAAAGATACGTGGTACTCGGTTGACATTGAACATTGTCAGAAACTCCTAAGCGAAAGGGAACAATCGGAAACCCGCACAGCGTAACGTTACGCTGTGCGGTCTGCAGTATATCAGACATTTCCGGAAATGTCCAGAGCATCGGACTGTGGAACGCGGACCCAGTTATTGACGAGGTTGGACCACTTCCAGTACTCAGCGAAGAGTACGATTTCTTTTCCGTCCACGGGTCGAGAGACTTCGATACAAAAACGACCCTCTTCCCGCCATACTTTAACACTACCACCCTCTGCGATGGGAACGGTAACTGATTCCCCAGCCTCAGGAAACAGATGAGGGTGTGGTCCGATTGACGAGATGCGTGTGTTGCTTGAGTAATCCGACTTGCAAAGTAACATTAGTGAACCCCTTTAGTATACGACGGTAATAGATGACATTGGAAAAGGACTAGCAAATACGAATGTGGTAACCCGCTTTGAACAAGTTTACGATGGGAATGTACACGCTGCGTTCCGCTGGTTCCTGATTTTCACTGGACGAGGTAGTTCCGAAGAAACAAAGGCGGAGATGTGGGTGCTCATACTTCGGATGCCATGCTGGACCATGTTCAATTGAAACGATGAAACGGTGGTCAGGATTGATGAGAGCGTCAACAGCGAGGTACTTGACTCCGAGGATTTCGATTTCCTGATTGTTGCGATGCTGTTCAATAGTGATGTCGTGATCTTCGTGCCATAGTAAAAATGCGTCAGACATTATCAGAACTCCTAAGTGAAAGAGAAGACGGGGTATTTAGTGGTACACCCCAAAACCAAACGACATGGACGACTATCGGGAAAACTTCCGCACCATCTGGCGACGGATACGATCTGCCTCTGCCTGCTGTTTGCGGGCGATATCCCGCTTTAACTCTTCGAAGCGAGCTGTTTCATCCCGCTCCAGTTTCTTGTTAAAAGCGAGACGCAGTGCTGCCCTTTTATTACTCATGGTCAGAAACTCCTGATAGGTGACACGAATGTAAATCCACGCACAACGCAGTTTAGTCAGAAACGAGAGCGTACAACTGGAACAATCCACGTACACCCCAGCAGTAGCAGAACTGATGACGAGTGCATTCCGGTGTCCCTGGGTTCAAGCGAGGTTCTTCCCACTGCTTGTGCAGAATGCTGTCGGCAGGAAGGAGCAGTGTCAGACCGAAACATTCGTACCCATCGAAGCACTGTGCATTTTCATCAAAGCGACAGTAGCGATCTATTGACACAGACCAATGATCCCCATCGAGGTTCTGAATGTGATAGTAGAATCCGTTCTGAAGATCTCCGGAGATATCGATACGACCGTCTGCATCCCCGAATACCTTTGCAACAGATTCCAGGACCACGTTCAGAATACGAGCTGTTACTAATTTCCACATTTCAGAAACTCCTGAGAAAACCAGAAAACTAAAAACACCCCTTGCAAGTGTATCGGCAGGAACCGCCACTGTAAACAGACATTTTCAGAAAAGTGTAGTGCGCCCTTATTATACATGCTGCAGATCAGGACTGTTGTATACGAGGGGAGTGTGGGCTTTTCCTGATTTGTACAGTTCTGGAAATGCTAATCTAAACTAAGTGAACGAAAAAACCCTGAAAGACTTTTTCCCTCCCCTCCTTCCTAAGGTTTCCTCCCCAAACAACTCCTATAAAGAATACCACTGTTGAACATACCTGTGGTGGTGTGGGTATGGGATGTCTACTGTATTACGAAGTATATACAAAAACAAAGGGAATATCTAATGTATGTAGTACAGAGATGTAATATTAAAGTAGGCGATACGAACGTATAGATGACATGTGATGTGAATTAGTAGGTGAATTTTTGGATGACGACAACTTCGCTATTACGACTAGATAAACGATGCCAATAAATACCTACATTTCCCAAAAAGAAAAGGGGATTAAATAGGGGACATATACAGAAAAGTAGGAGAGTAAATACCTACATTCCCATAAATGTTTAGGTCTCAAAAGTCTCATAAACCCCACATTTCAGAAATTGAAACAAGGGGGTGATTAGTTACTGCACAGGGGGTAAATGGGAGCTTTTCAGAATATGTGGTAAACGAAGACGGGGGGCTGACGTGAATCATTATGTATACATTTCCCAAAAAGAAAAGGAGAAATGTGGTAGGAGATGTGGTACATTTTCTGAAAAGGGGAGTCTCTAAAGCTCCGCAAGTTGTGTTCAGGACGTACAAACACCCACGAAAAGAAAGAGACATATGTACAGTAGTATGGGGGTATATGCACGAGTGATACACTATTCTTTTCCCAAAATGTTTAGCGAGGGATTGGCCGCTTTTTGAGATGGCCCCGGAATGAAGACGGGGGGGTGATGTGAATCATTTATAGTAGTTTTCAGGAAATCCCAGAAGAGATTTGAGTGGGAGATTGGATGAGGTTTCTCTGCTGAGAGTGAAATGATTTCAAAGCCGATCTCTATTCGCTTCGTCAACTGAAATGATGTAGAGATTTGATGATGCGAGTAAGTTGGTGATCTGGGAGATTTCTTTCGCATCAACTGTTTTGTCTCCTCGCTGCGAGTTGGAGAGGTGGCGACAGTTTTAGAGATGGTAGAGAATGAGTGATTAAGAAGAGTAGGTAGTCCCCCACTCGCCGTCTCCCTCGTCGAGTCTTCTATTCACTCTCTCCGTCTCTTCTTCTCCTCATCCTTTCTCTTCTCTTATGAGATCGGGTGAGTTGAGGGATGGGAGTGTGTAGGTGCCTATATGAGTTGAGTGAGGTAGAGCTCCCCGAAATTCCTCGCTTCGCATCGTTTGGCGGCGGGGAGGGGAGTAAGAGAAGGGAGTGAAGGGAGTGACGCCTTACTGGTGATCACTTTTACACCCCTAAGGGTAGGGAAAACCCACCCCGTAGTGAGCGGGAATATCCTACCCCCTGGGCGGGAAAGTCCTACCCCTGTAAGGGTGGCAGGTGGTACACCACTAAGGGTAGGAACTACCCTACCCCTACTGCGGCCCGTTGTACACCAGTAAAGGTACACTCGACCCTACCCCCTGGGGTAGGAACTACCCTACCCCTAAGATTTCTGGAAATCCTACCCCTGAGGCGGGAAAATCCTATACCCTGTCAGGGTGGCAACCTGAACACCCTAACGGGGTGTGCGTAAAAATACCCTGCAGTGGGGGTTCCTGCAGGGTATTAGTACATTTCCGGAAATGTCCTGTCAGGTCTGCAGCAGCATTACCAGTAACGGCCATGGCTGGAACATACTGCAGAGGTCCAGCCAGATACCACCTA